ATGGGTAAAACCGGCGATGTCGAATTCCTTGACAAGAACATAATCTATGAGGAACTGCCATCACAAGCCGCCTTTCACCGCTGTGCATCGCGATTCAAGGGGTTCTCCGGGCCTATCGGCTCCGGCAAAAGCCAGGCGCTCTGCTTTGAGGCAATCCGACTCTCTTACAAGAATAAAGGCCGCCTGGGTCTGATCGGGGCTCCCACGTATCCGATGTTACGCGACGCCACGCAGGCGGCGTTGTTTGAGCTTCTGGATGGTTGGGACCTTCCGTACATATACAACAAGGCGGAAAATATGCTGACCATGAAGGAAACGGCGTCGCGCATCATATTCCGTCCCGTGGACGACTTTGAACGGCTGCGCGGCACTAACCTGGCATGGTTCGGGCTGGATGAACTGACCTACTCGCCGGAAGGCGCGTGGTTACGGTTGGAAGGACGGCTACGCGACACACAAGCCAATAGGCTCTGCGGTTTTGCAGCGTGGACTCCAAAAGGCTATGATTGGGTCTATCAGAAATTCATCGCGGATCCGGTTGCGGGATACACCGCTATTGTCGCGACGCCCAACGAAAACAAGTACTTACTCGAACAGGTTCCAGACTTCTACGAACGCCTAAAGCAGAGCTACGACGACACCTTTTATCAACAAGAAGCGCTAGGGCGGTACATCAGCATGCAGGGCGGACTTGTATACACCTCCTTCAATCGGGGCGAAAATGTCAAGAGCCTACACGTGAATCCGACCTACCCGCTCTTATGGGCGCTCGATTTCAACGTGGACCCGATGTCATCCATCGTGACGCAGATCGAGGGCCGGACAGTGTTCGTGTTGGACGAGCTGGCTCTGCGGCATGCCAGCACCCATGAAGCTTGCGAAGAATTTGAAAGTAGATTCCCCAATCACGGAAGCGGTGTTGTAGTGTATGGCGACGCATCGGGGAACAGCCAGCACAGTACCGGCGCTTCCGATTACCAGATCGTACGAGAGTACTTCCGAATGAACTACGGCGCAAGGTTGACGTATAAGGTACCGAAAGCCAACCCAAGCGTAAGAGAACGGATCACGCTGACCAACGCTAAGCTACGCACCGCGAGCGGCGAGACCAGCTTATGGGTGGACCCTAAGTGCAAGGAGTTGATTAAAGACTTCGAGCAAGTGTCATACAAGGCGGATAGCAATGCAATCGACAAGGAGAAGGACCGCCGCCGAACACATCTTTCGGACGCGCTGGGCTACTTGCTGTGGCAGGAGTGCAGACCGCAACCAGCACTTGGCGAACATCGGGAACGGCTGATTTGAGGAACAGATGGTGAATATCGACCGAGAGCATCCCGAGTATGCCGCCAAGAAGGCGATGTGGAAAAAGTACAGGGATCTTTACGCCGGGGGCGAACAAATGCGGGAGAACGCCTTCGAGTACCTGGTGCGCCGGCACAAGGAACCCAGCGACATTTATGCAGAGCGGCTGTGCCGGGTCTTCTATGAAAACTATATCGGTTCGATTATCGACTGGTACGCCGCAACGCTGATGAGGCGCGAGGCGGCATTGATTTTCGACGGCAGCGACGACGCGGCTAAGGGTTTCTACAACCTTTTCGCCGAGGATTGCGATCTGAAAGGTACTTCGATGGCCGAGTTCTTCCGCCAACGGATCGTGCAAACCTTAGTACAGGGACGGAGTTATATCGTCGTCGACTTTCCACGCTCGCCCGTGTCGGTCAGTAACCGCGCGGAGGAGGATGCGGTGGGTCGATCGCGCGCGTACCTGGTGGACTACTCGCCCGAGGAACTGATTAACTGGAACTACGACGACCGCGGCGGCCTGGATTGGGCGGTGATCCGGACGTCCTCACTGCGCAAGTCCAAAGTCACCGAGAGTGAGTGGATCCGGGAGACCCGCTGGATCTACTACGACCGCCAGAATTACCAAGTCTATCAACAACAGAAAAACAAGGAAATACGTTTGGTGGACGAAGGCCTGCACGGGTTGGCGGGCCAGAACCGGGTGCCGATTTTCACCTTGCGCGTGACCGAAGGTCTTTGGTTGATGAATAAGGCCGCCCTACTGCAACTGGAGCACTTTAACAAGTCAAACGCGCTGGCGTGGGCGCTGACGATGGGTTTGTTCGCGTCTCCGGTGATCTACTCGGATCGTGAATGGAACCAGATCGTGGGCGACTCCTACTTTATCCAACTCGCTCCCGGCGACCGATTTGGGTGGACCGAACCGGAGGGCAAAGTTTATCAAATCGCCGCCGACAATCTGGTCCAGCTCAAAGACGAAATCTACCGGGTAAGTTATCTAATCACGCATGCCGCCGGGTCGGATTCATCGGGCCAGCAGCAATCGGGCGCCAGCAAGCAAAGGGACTTCAGCATCACGCAGGAAGTGCTGCGGGCATACGGAGACGCAGTCAAAGAGACCATGAAGCAAGTCTTGCGTGCCATCGCGGCAACGCGCCAGGACAATATTTCGATCGATGTTTCAGGTCTGGACGAATTCGATATCGCCGATTTCAGCAGCGAACTCGACGACGCGCGGAAGCTGCTTACCTTGGGGATTCAATCCGACACTCTGAAGAAACAGGTATTCAAGAAACTTGCGTTCAAGTTTCTTTCGGACGTACGGCAGGAGATCAAGACTCAGATTGCGCAGGAGATAGAGGCACAGAGCTAAAGAGGGGTTATGGAAGAGACAGACGTACAAGCGATTGTGAAGCAGGCAATTCAAGAATTCTTCCAGGAGCAGCAGGCCAAGAGCGAACCGGCCTATAAGACAGAACTGGTGGAAGAACGCCGGCGCCGCGAGCAACTGGAGCGGCGGCTGAACGAAGTGGAAGAAGAGAGCAAGCGGAGCCGGCAGGCCGCGGAGCAGGCGGAGAGAGGCGCGTCCATCCGCGCCGAGTTGCAGCGGCTGGGGGTAGCGAAAGTCGACTTGGCGTATCGTGCGGTGCACGAGGGCGTATTCCGCACGGATGACGGCCGGCTGCTGGCGCACAGCGACGACGGCGAAGTGCCCCTGAAAGAGTACCTGAGCAATTTCGTCAGCGAGAACCCGGAATTTCTGCCGGCCAGGATACCGGGTGGATCGGGAATCACGGGCGCGCACAAGGCGCCGCGGGAAAACACTGAAAGCGTGGACATCGAAAACATCCGGCCGGGGATGAGTTCCGAACAGACGGAAAGAGTGCGGAAGGAAATTCTGCGCGTTGCTTCGCAAAATCTGCGCGGCATATAGGCACGACAGGCAGGAATGCCTGAATTCAAAGGACGGGCACAAGAGCCTAGTCAACTTAGGAGAATGAATGGCGATAATTACATCAGCTAATGTGGCCAGCGCGATTGTGAAGCTGGTGGCGGCAGACGCTCTGCCCGCCTTGGTCGGGAACCTAGTCATGGGTAACCTGGTCAACAGAGACTATGAACCAGTGTTGGCGCAGGCCGGGGATACGGTGAACATACCGATTCCTCCGGTGCTGGTAGCCAACAACATCGCAGAGGGTGGAACCGTGCAAACGCAGAATCCGAATCTGGGAAACGCGCAGATTGTGCTGAACACGCACGCTGAAGCGACTTTTCAGATACCGGATGTAACCAAGGTGCTCGCAGTTCCGGACTTACTGCAGGTATACATGCAGCCGGCGGTCGTGGCGATCGCCCAGAGCATCGAAACAAGCCTGCTGAACCTGTTTGCCGGGTTTACGGCGAACACGCCGGTGGGTACGCCGGGTACTCCGTTGGTGGAGGCGGTGATCGACCAAGCGGAGAGCGAGCTTTTTACAGCGATGGTTCCTTCGTCCGAGCCGAAATTTCTCGTAGTGGACGCCGCGACATACTCCGCACTGCGGCAGATCGAACGTTTCAGCGAATTCCAGACCGCCGGCGAGGCGGGACTGCGAGCTTTGATCGACGGCACCGTGGGGAAAATCAAGGACTTTTTCGTAATGCGATCGCAGTTCATCGCGTACACCGGCAGTTCGCCCATGACGACCCATAACCTGGCTTTCACCAAACCGGCGATCGGCTTGGTTATTCGAAGACTGCCGCAGCCTTTATACGGGACGGGCGCCGTGGCGCACTACGCGGAGATGGGTAACTTCGGCATGCGCGTAGTGATGAGCTATCAGCCGAATACGTTGGCGCAGCAGTTTACTGTGGACGTGCTGTACGGTTGTGCGGTGATCCGCAACAACTTTGGCGTTCAGGTGAATGCATAGCGGTCGCAGGCGGCACTGAAATCGGGCGGACAACGAGAAAAGGGGCCGGGTTAGCCGGCCCTACAAGAGAGAACCATGGACCTACAAGTGTATTTCAGAAAGATTCGAATGATGGAAGAGAGTCTCAAAGATCCGTCTGCTGTGTTGGTGAGCCTTGAGACTCAAGACGGCGGACGTGAGGGGGTGCGCACCGAGGTTCCACGCCGGATCGCGGCTAGAATGATCGTGGAAGGCGCCGCCCGTCTAGCAACGGCCGATGAAGCGCGCGAGTTCCAAGAGCAGAAGGTGGAGGCTAAGCGGCAAGCGGACCAACTCGCGGCGGCTTCGCGGATGCAGTTCACCGTCATCTCGCCGAATGAACTGCGGAAGCTGAAGGGCGGCGCACAGCAGGGTAAAGAATAGGCCGGCGCGATGGCCCTATTCACGGACGGAATATCAACGATTCAGAATCTAGCCGTGCAGGATTCCTTCGTGCTAGCCACGGCGCAAAACGAGAACATCGATCTCAGCCAAAAGCTGTTGCTGGCGCAGCAAGACCTGGGGATCGAAGTGACGACCCTGCTGCAACGCAGCGGCGCCTACGACTGGCAGTTCTGGCTCCAACCGGAGCCATGCTTGAACAACATCGTGGTTACACCGCCGCTACAGCTATGGCACGTGTTCCAAACTCTGACACTGGTTTATCGGGATGTGTACTTCGACCAATTGAACGACCGCTATAAGGGCAAGCGGGATCAGTTTCAGCAATTGGCGAAGTGGGCCATGGACAAGCTCATTCAAACCGGGGTCGGCATCGCGTCGAACCCCATCCCGCAAGCGGCTCCGCCGCAACTGACGTCCATTCCCGGGGGCCAACCGGCAATGACCTACTGCGCGAGCGTATCGTGGGTGAACGCAGAAGGCCAGGATGGCCAGGCCGGCAGTCCGAGTACTCTTACGGTGGCGGCGGGCAACGTATTGGTGGCGCAGCCAATCAATCGGCCGGCCAAGGCAACGGGCTGGAACGTGTACGTGGGGCTGTTGCCTACGGCAATGGCGCAGCAAAATACGTCGCCAATGGCGCTGGATGAAGTTTGGGTGCAGCCTGGGCCGGTTTCCACCTTGGGGCAAGCGCCTGGGAACGGGCAGGCACCCGACTATTTCCGCGCTTTGCCGCGGCTCCTTCAAAGAGGTTAGATCATGGCATGGGTAGGCAGCACGGTCACCGCGCAAGTAGTCGCTCTGCTGAGCGCACCGCAAGGGCTGAACGCCTGTGTCGCGACGCTAGCCCTGGCGGAAAATGTAGCTGTTCCGGCGCTCGGACAGAATCAGATACTGGCGCAGAACGTATCGATCGAACTGGCGGAACGCAGCACGGACGTAGTGTATCCGGCGGTGAACGTTTATTGCGAGAAGATCGTGAACCAGCTCAAGGAAAAGTTCCGGAATTTTTCCGGGTTTGCCTTGATGGCAATCGAAATGCGGGTTTCACAGGACAGGCTGGAAGGGGTCGAGGACCAACTTCAGATGTATACCGACGCTGTAACCCAGGTACTGGATCAGAATCGTGGCGACTGGGGCGAAGGAATGTATTACGCAGGATGCTACGAGGCGGCGCTAGGGCCTGTGAAGCACGGCGGACAGAACTTCATCCAGGTGGGAAAAGTCTCTTTCAACGTGGGAGTGAGCGACTAGAAATATGTCTTCGTATATCTTATCAAATGCTAACCGCTTCTACACTGGACTGGAAAACAGTTATGGGCAGACTCCGGCGGTTACGGCGCAGAGCCGGTTTCCCGCGCTAAAATTAACCGCTAAGAATAATCTGGAAACGGCAGACCGGCGGGACAAGACTGGTAGCCGAACCTTTGTGGGAATACCCGCGGGACTGCGGCGTACGACCAGCTTCGATGTGACAACCTATATGACGAGCTGGGGCGGGCAGAGTGCTGGACCAGCTTACGGACCTCTCTTTCAGGCTAGCTTGGGTGCGGCTCCGGCGATGTATGCGGGGGGCACGGCCGCGGCGGGTTCGAGTGGCACATCCCTGGTTTTCGCGGCGCCGCATGGGCTCGCCGTCGCCCAGGGCGTGTCATGCAACGGCGAGATTCGGTTTGTGACGGCAATCGTGAACGCTACGACAGTACAATTGAACTCCGGATTCTCAAGCGCTCCGGCAGCGGGGACCGAAATTGCTCCCAGTATCTCGTATTTTCCGGCGACACAGCTACCGAGTGTCAGCATATTCGATTATTGGGATCCCAGCACCGCGCTCCAGCGGATTCTTTGCGGAGCGGCGGTGGATAAGATGACTGTCAAGGTGAATGGCGATTTTCACACGTTTGAGTTCGAGGGAATGGCGCAAGACCTGCTCGACAGCGCCAGTTTCACGGCAGGCGAGGGGCAACTGAGCAGTTTCCCTGTGGAGCCGGTCCTCGGCGCTTTCGATTACTCGATCGTGCCGGGTAATATGGGTGAGGCCTGGCTGGGCATTACGCCCAGCCAGTTCTATACAATCACGAGCGGGACATTCGAATTAGACAATAGCCTAGATCTGAGGTCGAAGGAATTTGGGACCAACCTGCCGCTGGCGATCGCGCCGGGGCCGCGGTCCGTGACCGCGGCGTTCAGCCTGTATGAAATGGACGACGCGGCGACCCAAGGCCTGTACCAGGCGGCGAGGCAGCAGTCCCCGATAAGCCTGATGTTTCAACTTGGGCAGCAAACCGGCCAGGTCGTGGGCGTCTACATGATGAGCGTGGTGCCCGTAGTGCCGGAGTTCGACGACACCGACAACAGGCTGCAATGGAAATTTCAAGGATCGAAGGCGCAGGGAACGGCGAACAACGAGATCGTGGTGGCGTTCGGATAGCTTGGTTGGTGGTGGATGGAATATAAGAGCTTTGAGAGGATTGAGTCTACCGTGGCGGCCGGGGTAAGTTATATGATCGCCAAGATGTCATTTGGACGCCGGGTAGAGCTGATGCGCCGCATTCGGGAGTTAGCCTCGCGGAAGGAATTCGTCGAAGCGGGCGAGGCTCCCGACGAAAAGATGGAAGCCAGGCTATTGGCCGCGGAGATTGATCGCATTTATTTGCTGTGGGGTTTGCAGGAAGTGAGCGGAGTGGATCTCGACGGCAAGCCCGCCACTCCGGAGTCGCTGGCCGCGAGCGGTCCGGAAGAGCTTTACCGGGAGGCTTTGGCGGCCGTAAAGCAACAGTGCGGGTTGTCGGACGCCGAAAGAAAAAACTGATTGTCGCACTCCATTTTCAATTCTCCAACCAAGCCGGCTGGGAGTGCGCAAGTTGCCGAAAAGCTGGCCTGGAGATGACCCGCAGGTGCGGCTGGATATCGCGTGCACTGGAGACTCCCGAGCGGGTGGTCTGGGCAAGAAACAATGCGGCCTGCACTGAGTGTCCAAAATCGCTCGTTACGTCACAAAGCATGGCGTGGGTTGAGGAATATCTGGTGCGGCGGAAATTAGGACAACGGGGAATCGAGGGTTTGGGGGCGCGCGAGGTCGAAGCCTTCCTGATTTTGGAGCATGAGCTTGGCGCAGCAAGCGGTGGCGCCGAACGCCAAAGTCGCGCGCCCGCGCCGAGGGGGAGAAATGGCTAGTGCGCCACAACAGACACTGTTAGCCGCGTTCAACCAAGCGGCGGGCAGTCCGTCGGGCGGCCAATCGGCAACCGCTCAGCAAGGCCTGGTAGACGCCCTGGGGCAAGCCACCCAAGTCATCGATGCCCAGACGCAGGCCACCGCCGCCAATACGGACGCCCTGGCACAAGGAGGTCATAGTCAGGGTTCCGGCGTAGGCACCGATGTTTCAGATGTGATTAACACAGCAAGTCAATTTTTAGGGGGCGGACTTAGCCTCTTGCCGCTGGTATCGTTGTTCTCGGGTTTGTTCGGCGGCGGGCAGTCTCAACAACCCGCACCGCTGGTGCCGTATTCGATGCCGCAGTCGCTGAATCTGCAGTCGTCTTCCAATGGTCAGCCCGTAAGTTGGGGCGAGAATGGATTGCCGCGCTCCGCCACAAGCGGCGGGTCGAGCGGGGGATCGCAGATCACCGTCCAGGTGCAAGCTATGGATAGTCAATCGTTTCTCGATCATAGCGACGACATCGCACAGGCGGTCCGGCAGTCGATGTTGAATATGGGTTCTATCAACGACGTGATCACGAACTTGTAAACGGCCATGTTTCCGACACTCAAGACCGGCGCCGTGATGCAATATCCAGCGAAGAAGACACTGCTGTTTAACACCGACGCAATCCGTTTTCTGGACGGCACCGAACAGCGATTTCGAGACAACGCTTCCGTGCTGCACCAATGGATCATCCAACTTGATCTGCTAGATGAAGCCGAATTAGTCACCTTAGATGAATTCTTCTTGTCCAGCCAAGGCAGATTCGGCAGCTTTTCTTTCACCGATCCATGGGACGGAACGGTCTATCCGAACTGCAGCCTGGCTGGCGATACATTCAGCTTTCAACTGAGAGGCGAGATGCGGGGCAAGACTACGCTTACGGTTTGCGAAAACAGAACATAACATGATTTATTTTCCACAATTGTCGTCGGGAGCGACCGGCCAGTTTCCGATCGTAAGACAGCGCATGGCAAGAACGGTAATCAACCAGAGCGCACAGGACTACCAGATTAAGCTGGCGGATGCCGCAGCGGCGATCACGGAGTGGCACTTGTCCTTCGAAGAAATGAGCGATCAGGAACTAGCCGCACTGGAAGCACTATTTCAGGCTGTCGAAGGGCGTCTGACGCCATTCACTTTTCTGGATCCAGCCGACAACCTGCTGGCGTGGAGCGAGCAGCAGAACCAGCCGGTATGGCAGGCGGACTCACTGCTGATATTGACGGGCGGGGTGGCGGATCCCATGGGCGGCGCGGCCGCGTACCAGGCTGCCAACGCGACAGGCGCAACGTTGACGCTCCAACAATCCATCGCCGCGCCTGCATCGTTGGACTACTGTCTCAGCCTATATGCGCGTAGCGACCAGGCCACAAGGCTTTGGCTAGTGCGCGGCGCAGAGACGTACGCGCAAGCTATCGGCCCCCAGTGGACGCGGCTGATCTCCGCCGGTCAGTTGACAGACACCGCCGATTCCATCAGCTTCGGCATCGCGCTCGATCCGGGTACTACAGTGGATGTCTTCGGTTTCCAGGTGGAGGCGCAGGTTGCTGCGTCACTCTACAAAGAAACATCCGAAACGGGCGGCGTTTACCCAAACGCGCGTTTTCAAAGCGACGCGTTCACCATCACGACCGTGGGTCCAGACCGCAATTCCTGTGAGTTGGATATCGTCAATGTTGAGTATCTATGATCTAAAGGAACTAGCGGTCACCGACACACCCCTGCTCCTGTTCCAGTGCGTATTGCCAAACGGACAGTCGGAGTACTGGAGTACCCACCAAATCGTATACAACGGCAACGCTTACGCGCCGCTGGTGATGAAACACAATGTGTTCGCGGTACAAACCTCGTCGGAACAGGGTGTGGACGTGATTCCACGCGTGTCGGTTTCGATGGCTAACGCCGACTCATATTTTTCCGAACTGGAGCGATCGGTAGGTTGGAAAGGCGCCACGCTGACCGTGACGTTCCTGTTTTACAACCTGCTCGCAGGCGCAGCCACGTCGAATGCAGCGGTGCTATTTCAGGGCATCGTGAACCCGCCCGACCAAAGCACGGAGTCGCTATTCCAGCTTTCCGCCGTGAATTGGATGAGCATGCAGAGAGTACTACTGCCGCCGGTGCGGATCCAGCGCCGGTGCCCGTGGCAGTTCCCATCTAATGCCCAGCAGAGGCAGGAAGCGGTGAGCGGGGGCAGCAGCGGGCAATACTCACTTCTCTATCCTTGCGGCTATTCGCCCGATCAGACCGGCGGCGTGGGCGCCATGCTGGCTGGCGCGCCATACACCTCGTGCGCCTATACGCGCCTCGATTGCGAAGCTCGCGGGATGTTCTCCGGGCCGATGCGGTTCGGTGGACTTGAGTTTGTACCTTCCTCGATCCAAGTGCGGAGTTATGGCGGCGGGTGGCAATATGCGCCCGTTAACGACAATGTCGCGATTTACAACGACTTTGTTCCCTTGTTATACGGTACCGCATGGTATTATCCCCCCATTGTATTTTCGCGGAATGACGGAAACTTAACATATATGGAAGTGCTGCTGGGCATGGGCCCTATCCAGGACGTGCAGATGGTGCTGGTCAATCAGATCCAAATTCCCGTCTGGCAAGCCGGACAGAACATGACCGCGACGGGCTGGTACCAAGTGGTCAGCTTGGGCGCCCGGAACGGTGCGTTCGATCCGTATTTTACCGACGCGGCGGGCAATCCGGCCGGCGACCCGTACGGCAGCATGGCCTATCTATCGGTTGTGGTCCCGAATCAGATTAACAACGGCCAGTCGCTGCCCAATGTGCAAGTCCTGGCGGATGGCTTACAGTTGCCGGCCTATGCGGCAGACGGCAGTTACCTAGCCACCGTCTTCACCTCTAATCCCGTGTGGATTCTGCTGGATATTCTGCAACGGAGCGGATGGGGCACGGCGAATATCGATCTCACCACATTTGCCACGGCCGCTGCGTATTGCGATCAGCAGATCCAGACACAGGATCTGAATGGGAACAACATTATGATTCCGCGGTTTCAGTGCAATCTGTGCCTGCAATCGCAACGTAATGCCGCCGACACGATCCGGGGGATCCGCAACACCGCCAGGCTGCTGTTCACTTATAGCGTGGGCGGAATGCTGCAGTTGCAGGTGGAGAACTCAATCGCGCTGCAGCAGCCGACTCAGCAGCCGTGGACCAACAGCACCGAGACGTTGAATGGCGGATGGCCGGCATATGAGTTTAGCGACGGATCGGCGGGTGTCGCAAACATTTTGCGCAAGGCCAGCGGCGTGCCGAGCGTGCAGGTGTCTTCCCGGAGCATCGCCGACACACCGAATCAGGTGACCGTGGAGTTTCAGGACGCGTTCAACGGGTATCAGCAGGACAGCCTGCTGACCGTCGATGTGGCCGACACCCAGCTAACGAGCCAGGTGATTACTACATCACTCATGGCGTTGGGGATTCCGAACTACGATCAGGCTGCGCGCATTTCTCAGTTCACGCTGGACAAATCGGTCAGCGGGAACACTTATGTTACTTTTGACACCAACGTGAAGGCCCTGGGTCTGAGACCGGGCGACATCATCGCTTTCACCTATCTGAAGGAGGGCTTCGAACGCGCGCCCTTCCGCATCACCAAGATCGCGCCGGGCACGAACTATCGGATCACCACGATTACGGCTCAAGTTGAAGACGATGCATGGTACGAAGATACGAATGGCCAGATACCGGGAGGTACCGGTGCTTCCCTGCAACCGAACGGCGGCGTTGGCGTGCCGCGCCCGCTCCTGGGCAACATTGTCGATTCCAGCGGCAATCCACAATATCAGATTGCCGAGAGTGCCAGCAACACCAGCGATGGTGGCGTGGACGAAGAGCTTACCGTTGGATTCCTGGTTCCTGCAACAACCGTAGCCGGCGGGCCAGGCATGCCGCTGCTGAGCCTGGCAGCCACGATCGGGGCAGGCGGGACGCTGGCGGGCGCTCAGACGCTGTACTACGCCGTGAGTGCGCTGGATTCGGCGGGGAATGAAAGCGTCCTATCGTTCGTCATACTTGCCAACATACCGCCAGGATCCAACACAAACAGTGTGACACTTACGGGGCTAAGCTTTGACGCCAGTACGGTAACCTTCAACGTATACCGGGGGCCGAATCCGCAACAGTTGGGCCGAATTGCTTCCAGCCAGGCCTTAAGCGCCAGTTTCACCGACACTGGGCTGCCGGACCAGGTTTGGGTACCGCCGGATCCAAATTTCGATCACGCAAACTTCTATTGGCGAACGGAGTTGCAACCTCCGTACGCCGCCACCATTGCGACCGCCAACACGGTCGGCAACAGCACCGCCGAAATGGGCGGCGTGAACTATGCCGGTATGATCGTTCGCATTCTCACTGGCACCGGCGCGGCGCAGGAGTACTTCATCGTCTCGAACACCGTGACGACTTTGACGGTGACGCAACCGTGGGCCGTGCAACCGGATGCAACCAGCCAGTTTGCGATTGCTGAAGCGGCCTGGCATTTCGCGGCCACCGCCAAGACCAGCCCCGTTCAATTCGAGATTCCAAACGAAACTGGCGTCACGCTGCACATACAGGGAAGGGGTGCAAACGCGAACAACCTGGAAGGGCCGCCCTTGCTATCGACGTTGACTCGTTGGATGATAGGCGGCGGAGGGTTGGGGGATATCGCGGCCCCGCCGCAGCCGGTCTTCGGTCTGGGCACGTCGCCGCTGGCAAGCGGGACGGTGGAACTTAGCGGGGTCTCCTTCCCGACGCTGATCAACACAACCAGCGCCACCGCGGCCACCTTGACTATGTACTACTGGGATGAACTGATCGGGACCACTCCATACTCGCTGTCCGCGGCGATGGCGGCAACCGACACCGTACTGAATCTGACGCCTGCAGGCACCGCGACGGCGGGTTCGTTCTTGCAGGTCGAAGCGGAAGTGATACAAGTGCTGTCCGTGGCCGGCGGTGGGCTTCAATATCAAGTGATGCGTGGCATGCACGGCACAACGGCTGCATCGCATGCCGCACAAGTGGGGATCTACCAGTTGTCGAATACCGTCGCGGTGGCGCCCTTCCCTCTGGACTTCTTTGGCAGCCCGCTTAGCGGCAACTGGAGCTTTCCGATACCGCTGCCCAACACCAAGGTGGCCAGTGCGGAGTTATTCGTCACGAATTCCAGGGGCAACAGTCCAATAGCCGCAATTAATCTGACTCAGTCGGTGGATTACGGATTGCGAACGCTTTCGGGCGGGCAGTACTCATTCCAGGTGCAAGGATACCTCGCGGTGGACAGCGACCCGGCGCCCAATGTGATCGTAGAGGCGGCGCATGCGGTGCAGGACGTTTATGCAATCGTGAAGCAGGCGCCAGTTGGAGGTCCTATACAAATCGCACTGAGCCAGAACGGATCGCCCTATTGCACTTTGACGATTCCCGCCGGTGCGACTATTTCGCCCAGCGTGGATGGGTTCGGGATGCCATTGCTGGCGCAGGCGCAACTCAGTATGGCGATTACCGCGGTCGGACAAGCCACTCCCGGATCCGACCTGACTGTAATCCTGCGGTTGTGACCAGGCGGCCAAACGGATGACCACGCTTCAGATACTCACTCCCAGCCAAGACTTGCAGTGCTACTTCTACGAGCCTTCGGCGGTGGCGGCACTCAGCGACACGAGTGCAAACGGTTTCACTGTTTCGGGCTCCTGGCGGACGCAATCCGACTGGGTTGTGATCGAATGGAATCGCGACAACGTATTCGAGCATCCGGCGTTTCGCTACCTCCCCGTGAGCGATTTGAGCGGGCTGGTGCTCTCTTACCAAGAGACTCGCTCTAACTGCATTGCGATCGATTCGGTGCTCTATGCGACCGTGGCGTGGCCTTATCTGCGCGTGTGGGCCGATCCTGGAAGCGGTGAGCAGATCTACACAATTCCGTTGCTAGCGAACGCCACACCGGTAACAGGCAGCTATGTACCAGCGTCGGCGATTTTCGAACTGCAAGGCACGGCGACGACCGGCGATTACATCGAACTGGCGTGGGATGAAGAGCACTATACGTATCAACTTTATGGCACGGACACGCTGCCAACGGCCGCTGCGGCGTTGGCCAACAGCATCAACACGTTCTCACAAACGATGCAAGCGTCGGCTAGCGGCGCGGCCATCACGCTGACGCTGGCCAACAGTGCCACCGGCGAGAATGGCAATCGCATCGGGGTTTATGGGAACACTTATAGCGCGCCGCCCGGAACGCCGACGGAGAGTTGGCAGCCGGCATCGCAACTCCTTAGCGGCGGCCTATCACCGAGCCAGTGGCAGATCACTCTGAACTTCGCTTCGATCACGGGGCTCGATCCGGCCGGCGCGACTGTTCCGGTACCTATGGATTCCGTGCGGAAGATGCGCTGGACCTGGGCGGCCGATTTGCAGCCTGGGGATTTCGGACGGACAGAGTTCGCGGTGGTGGTATCGAACTGGACCGTCAGCGGATCGAACGGCAACTATCAGGTGGCGGGACCTGGAAGCTGGCGCGTGGAAGACGACGACCTGTCAATCGGCTATACAGGGCGATGGACCACCGCTATCGGCAATTACTCGGGCGGTTCGATCGGCTACGCAACCGTGGCGGGTGCGGCCGTCAGTTATACTTACCAATCGCCGCAAGACCATATCTTGAACTTGGGGACGCGCCGGTTCTCCACCGCCGCGCAGTTGTCGGTTCAAGTGGATCAGACCCCGGTACAGGTGCTAAGCGTGGCGCTTGCGGGCGAGGATGTGTTGGTGCGGTGGAGCTTGGGTAACATGTCCGGCGGGACCCAGCACGCCGTCACGATTACACATACCGGCGTCGCGAATTCCACATTTTATTTCGACTTTCTGGAAATTGCGATCTCAACAGTCAATTTGCCCACCTTCGCACCGGACCCACAAACGACTTTGGCGACCGACTGGGACACGCTGAACTCCCAGGCCCTAGCGCCGGAGCGGACCGCGTGGCAGATCCAGTCGCTGGGATTCACAGGCAGGGCCAATCACTATGTGGGCGCGCTATGGTTCTACGAATTGCTTTGCGCTGCCCAAGTGTACGCCACCGGGACCGTCGCGTTCTCCGGCGTATCGCAATTTGGAGATACCACCCAGCTATCGCTGGGGCCGACCGTCTTCACGCACTTGAATCTGATCGGGGATACACCCGCGAGCTTGGCGCAGGCGTTCGCGCTGCTGATTAACGAAGGGTCGACCGGCGTTTGGGCGCTGGCGAGCGGTGGCGTGCTCACGATCACCGCGCGCCTGATGGGCAGCGCCGGCAATGGGCTCACGCTCTCCGTCAATGTAGGCGGCAGTACCACACTGCAGGTAACCACGAGCGGTGCGCTGGCAGGCGGCGTGGACGGCACATGGCTTACCGATCTGACTGTCATCCCGCGGATCAATCGGGCGGCACGCGATTGGAGCCAGAGCTTCTACGCGGCGCTGAACGGCTATGGCATCCCGGCGACGGCTTCTTTCAGTACGGAACTGGGGAATGGAGATCCGTCAGTAGCCGCCGGCATCGCCCAGTGTTACCCGGATGGCAGCCCAACCTTTGTAAACACACCGGCCTTGCAGACAAATTTCTCGCCTGCCAGTTTGGCGTTCTGGCAGCAAGTCTATCTCGACATGGCCAACGTGATGGCTGCGGCCGGTGTGGGAATCTACCTGCAATTCGGCGAGGTGCAGTGGTGGTACTTCTGTCCGCCAACCGACCCGGCCGGCGGCAATTGGACGCCCATCGCCAATGGCGGCATGCCTTTCTACGACGCCTATACCACGGCCACGTTTCATGCGCAGTATGGGCGGGCCATGCACGTGTTTACGGACCCCAGCAACGACCCCTCGCCGTACCCGCAAGAATCCACGTTCCTGCCCGCTCTGATCGGCCAGTTCACCGCCGCGATCATGGCCTTCGTGCGCCAAACCTATGCCAATGCGCAGTTCGAAGTACTTTACCCGCCGGACACTAACAATGCTCCCCTCACCAGCGTGATCAACTTACCGGTGCTGTGGTCGGCGGCAAATCTCAACTGCTTCAAGACCGAGAACTTCACCTATACTGGCAGTTACGATCTCAACGCGGCCGTGACTTCGATCGACCTGCCGGTGCAACTGGGTTTCGGGCCGGCGACTAGCGCGCACCTCGTGGGCATTGGAAACTATCTGACGCCGTGGGAGAAAGAGGCACGCATAGCGGAGGGCCTGCAGTTGGAATCGGTAGTCCTGTTCGCGTTAGACCAGATGTGCCTCATTGGGTACGCGCTGCCACCCTTACCTTGGCCCGCGCTCAGCGTGTTCATGGGAGCTTGAGGTCTTCCTTGCGCTGCCGCCCCCCCCAATCCAAGAACAGCCGCCGTTACGCACTAAACTATAGTGAGAAACGACGATGCCGAAAGATGCTTCCGCCCGGATTGAAAAGCTGCGCGAAACCCTGCGCGATCACGAGCGCCTGTATTACGTCCTGGACCAGCCCGCAATTAGCGACGCCGAATACGATGCCCTCATGCGGGAGTTGCGCGACTTGGAAGCGCAGCACCCCGAGCTGCTCACGCCCGATTCACCGACCCAGCGGGTAGGCGGCAAGCCACGCGAAGGTTTCGTCAAAGTGGCGCATAGCGCACCGATGCTGAGCCTGGACAACGCTCTGGATGAAACCGAGTTGCGCGATTTTGATCGCCGCGTGCGGGAGTTGCTGCGCGGCGCCCAGTTCCAATACGTCACGGAATTGAAGCTGGACGGCCTTTCCATGGCGGCGCAATATCGGGAGGGGCGGTTCGTGCAGGCGATCACCCGCGGCGACGGCGCAGTAGGCGAGGACGTCACGGAGAATGCGCGCACCATCCGCTCCCTGCCGTTGCACGTGCAGTCCAACCTGGCGCAATTCGAAGCGCGCGGCGAAACCGTGATGAACCGCCGTGCGTTCGAGCGGCTGAACGCGGAACGCGACGAGCACGGCCTATCGCGCTTCGCCAATCCGCGCAACGCCGCCGCCGGATCGCTGCGCGTGCTGGAGCCATCCATCACGGCGTCGCGGCGCCTCGATTACTATACCTACTTTCTGCAGGTGGATGGCGCGCCAGCCTATCCGCGCCACTGGGAATCGCTCGAAGAACTGGCGCGCATGGGTTTCAAGGTAAACGCCAACCGCAAGCTCTGCAGGGACGTGAACGAGGTCTTGCGGTTCTGCGCGGAATGGGAAGCTAAGCGCGAACAGTTGCCATACGAGATCGACGGCGTGGTGGTGAAGATCGATTCCATCGCGCAGCAGCAGCAGCTCGGATACACCGCCAAAGCGCCGCGCTGGGCCATCGCCTACAAATATCCGGCGCGACAGGCGCTGACTACCGTCGACGGCATCGAAGTGCAGGTGGGGCGCACGGGAGCGCTCACGCCGGTGGCACATCTGAAACCGGTGGAGGTGAGCGGCGTAACCGTTTCGCGCGCTACGCTGCATAACGAGGACGAAATCGAGCGGCTGGGTTTGCAGATCGGCGACATGGTAGTGATCGAACGCAGTGGGGATGTGATTCCCAAGGTGGTGCGGGTACATTCGCAAGGTTCGTACCGCAAGCCTTTCCGCATGCCGGATACTTGCCCTGTGTGCGGCGGCAAAATCGTGCGGGAAGAGGGAGAAGCCGCCTCGCGCTGCATCAACATCAATTGTCCGGCGCGCCTGAAGGAGTCCATCCTGCACTTCGCGGCGCGCGGCGTGATGAATATCGACGGGATGGGCGACGCGCTGGTGGATCAGTTGGTTGACCGCGGCTTGGTGCATAGCGTGGCGGATATCTACGGGCTGACGCTGGCGCAGTTGGTGGCGCTGGAGCGCATGGCCGCCAAATCCGCGGGCAACGTGATCCGCAATATCGAGAAATCCAAGGAGAGCCCGCTGCCGCGCATTCTCACCGCCTTGGGCGTCCGCTTCGTGGGTGAGCGCACCGCCGTGTTCCTGGCGGAAGCTTTTGGCAGCCTGGACCGCATCGCGCAGGCCGGCGTGGACGAACTGCAGCGCGCCGAGGAGGTAGGTCCGAAAGTCGCTGAGAGCGTCTATCAGTTCTTCCATGAACCTCGCAATCGCGAGCTGATCGAACGCCTGCGCGCGGCGGGCCTGAAATTCGAGTACGAAGTCAAGCGCAAGAAGGGCGGCCGCCTCCAGGGGATGACGTTCGTGCTCACCGGAACGCTGCCGAACCTGAGCCGCGAGGAGGCCACCCGCGTGATCGAATCGGCGGGAGGCAAGGTCAGCGGCTCGGTCAGCCGGAAGACCAGTTACGTCGTGGCGGGCGAGGAGGCCGGCTCGAAGCTGGACAAGGCGCGCGGGCTGGGCGTCCAAGTGATCGATGAGCGGCGGCTATTGGAATTGGCGGGCGACGAGCGCGATTCAGGCTGA